ATGCTTAAAAAAGTGCTTTTGTCAGGCATTCTTCTGGTCTTTATTTTCTTAACGAGCGGCTGCGGCACATTATACAAAGGGGCCAGCGGGCTTGCGCAAGGAGTAAAAGAAGGCGCGTGGGAAGATTGGTCTTGCCTGAAAAATGCCGATGCCTGGTTTAAAAAGAATCTCTGGTAGCGGATAAATTCTGTCTATTTCACTATTTTAAACGTGTTAAGCCGGGTTTATCCCGGCTTTTTTAATAGATGCTTCTTTACAGGTTTTGTGAAATCGGATATAATTAATCACTTCGTAAATTATTTGCCCTGTCGTCTAATCGGTAGGACTTCAGATTCTGGATCTGACTATCATGGTTCGATTCCATGCGGGGCAGCCATTGTTGACAACTATCCGAAACTCCGGGTAGTGATGCAGTGGCAACAAGCGCCTTACAGGCTTCTGTAGGGCGCTTTTCGTTTATAGCGGCTATTTCGTCGGGGAGGATGCCCTCAAGCGGCTCTTCAATATACATATTGATTACCAGCCTGTCGCTATACACGTAAATGTCTTTGATCAGAGCCTGTATAATGCTTTTCTGGGCTTCCGGAGGGGCGTCTTCGAGATGTTGTATGGCAAAGTTCATGCTGCGGTATACGAGCTCGCCGGAGCAGGCATTTATGCTGGCGACTCTCTTTTGCGCCTGCAGCTTGTCTATCTCGTCTTCCAACTTCGCAATCTCCGTTTCCAATTCATTCATTTTGTCTTTATAGGTTGAGCCTTTGGTGATTGTGTTGCCCATGGCCAATTCAAGCAGTTTATTGGCCTGGTGCCGGAAGCCGTTTAGCTTTGATTCTTTTTCTTTGAGATCCGCGTCTATCTTCTCAAGCTTTGCCTGGGATTCAAGCATTGCGTCTCCAAGAGCCTTTATAATAATGCTTCGGTCCTTAGCTGCCCGCTTAAAATAATCAATTATAGCCTTGTCAAAAGTGGTGGCGGAGATGCGGCTGGCTTTGCATCCCAGCGCCTGCCTGGAGCGGCTGCATTCATAATAAAAGAATTTTCTTCTGTCTCTGCCTCCAGAGAAATTGCAGACCATGTGGCTCCCACAGTCTCCGCATCTAAGAATGCCTGCGAGGAGGTATTCGTAGAATCTCTCTTTCTGCACGAAGTTGTGGCCGGGGAGCCTGGCGCTCAATATCTTATTGGCCCGCTCCCAGAGTTTCTCATCAACAATTGGAGGGTGGTTGCCTTTGTGGTATTCTCCGCTGTACTGGATATAGCCTTTGTAGAAAGGATTTTTTAGGATCCTTGAGATGACCTGCCTGCGCCATTCCTTGCCGTTTAGAGTTTTTAGTCCGCGCCGATGAAGCTCAAGGCCTACCTGTGTAAGCGACCGGTTATCCGCGGCCATCTCCCAGATAACTTTAAGGTGGGTAGTTATCTTTTCATCAAGGATAATTTTATGCGGTTGGCGGCCGTTAGGAAGAGGCTCTCCGTCCGGTATAAGCTTATATCCATAAGGCAGCATCCCGCCTACCCATTTGCCTTGGCGCACACGCGCGATAGCAGATGCTTTCACGCGTTCGCCGGTGAGTTCCCGTTCAAATGCTGACAAAATCCCGAGTATGCCAATTACTACCCTGCCTATGGCGGTTGAGCTGTCTAAGTTTTCTCTTACCGAGACAAAATCGATTTCCTTTTCTCTGAATAGGTCAATAAGCCAGTAGAGGTCCCGGGTATTGCGGGTCAAACGGTCAAGGCGGAAGAAGATTATTCCGTCAAACGGCGCTTCTTTACGTACGTGGTCAATAATCATCTGGATACCGGGCCTGTTGAGATCCTTGCCGGAATAGCCGTCATCATTTATTCGGCCTTTGTTGCCTATTTTGGCAAGGTCATATCCAAAGGCATCAAGCATGTTTTTACAGTGATGGGCCTGCGAGTCCAGGGTTGTAAAATCTCCCTGGGCCTGGTCATCAGTAGAGCAGCGGGTATATATTACGTAGCGCTTTTTGTTATTTGTATTATTTGTTTTGGCATTCATAATCATAGAATTTCTACCACTTTTGAGTGCAGGCATCCGCCAGGCAGAAGAGCGTCTTCCGCCTGGCAGCGCTAAAGCAGCTATGCCTGGGTCTTCTGCTTTTTGCCTTTTCCCCAGCCGGCCTTCCATCTGGTCACGGCCCCGGCCACAATAGCATCAACAGCCTTTTGATCGCCGATGTTCTTGAGTACGTCGGCGAGCTCCTGCTTATTAAGCACCCGGAAATTCTTAACTCCGCGCTGTTTAGCCGTCAGCATTAGCTCGTTGCGCGTGCTGCCTGCCGCCAAGACAATGCCTTCCTTAGGCGAAGGAGAATTATCAGCCGGAGCTTTCGGCTTTTGAGTTTTTGATTTCTTTTTGCCGTAATGCTTGGCATGAAGTTTATTCAAAAACTCTTTGTTTTTCTTTTTCTGCTCTGCAGTCATGTGGTAGTCACCCCCTTTCAGTTTTTTGGACACCCCAACCCTATAACAAAACCCCTACAAGTCAAGAGGAATCAATGCCTCTATATGTGTATATCGGTTTTTTTAACAATTTGTCACAGGGGGTGTGACAGTTTGAGAAAAAAACCGATATACATATGTAGGGGGCAAATCATGGCACGCGGGATAAAAGGTAATTTTAATAAGCGTTTCGGAGACCGGATACAAGTGGTTTATGCGCAAAATCTTTCGCCTTCAGAAAGAGAGCTGCGGAATAAAAAACTCTGCGAGGCAGTTATAAAAGTTTTGACCGGTATTCTGGGCAGGGAACCCACGCAAAGAGAATTATTCGGCATTGATGATCTATCGAAGGTGAAGAGACGCAAATAGCGATATCTCCACAAATATTTATGAGCCCTCCGTGATTTACTTCATATCTTTGAAAGCATATCGTTAGTAAGGGTTCATTTGAGACACCTCAAGAAATAAAAAAGGAGGTGTCTCATGAGTTTCAATTACGGAGGTTTATTTGAAAGCTGGGAGATCGCAGTTGCCAAGAAGGTAATCAATGGTTACAGGAAAGAGCATAAATATCTGGAGCGCGAAGGGCTCGATGATTTATTGCAAGAATGCCTTATTCACTGGCTTGAGGTCCGCGACCGTTACGATCCTAAGCGAGGCGCTTCCAAAAAGACCTATATGGCAGAGGTTGTCAGAAACATGCTTAGTAAGCTTGCCGAGAAAGCCACGGCAGATAAGCGTAAAGCGATTTACGAAAGCGTATCATTGGATGGATCCCTTAGCGACGACGAAGATAAGCCTGCTCTAATAGACAAAATCGCAGAAAGTAAAGATATCCAGCCGCAGACCAAATCAGAACTCAAGATAGAACTTTCCCGAGTATTTCAAAAACTCACTCCGCAGCAACAAAAACTATGCACTCTTTTAGGCGAAGAAGGCTTAAGCATCAGCGAGGCCTCTAAGCGGCTTGATAAACACAGAATGATTATTTATCGGGAGATAGCCCGGATAAGAGAGCTCTTTGAAAAGGAGGGGCTCAAGGATTACTTGAAATAATCTTTAAGAGAGGTGTGACAGTTTTAAAGAAAAATCGGTATACATACAGTGGAGGCAAGAAAGATGACCGATGTGTGCAAGTTTAAATTTTGCGAGAAGGTAGGCAAGAAGACAATCGAGAAAGAGATTGCCCGGGCAATTGAGACTGCCGAATATGCCTTTGGCCAGGCCAAGGTAAGACTTCACGCGGCATATCTGGCTACAAACGACAAGGCGGTTATCGATGCCTCAAGCGAAGTCGGCGAATACATCGCCCAGATATTTATCGGATTAATGACCCGCAAACTTGGCGAGGATAAATTTACTGTGGAAAGAATAAGAAGGAGCGACGAGCTATGAAAGTTACCAAGGGTTTAAAAAAAGTTTACAAAGGGCTTAGCTGGTATAACCGGCAGAAGCTGATTGAAGCTAACCGGCCTTTCGGAAAGAAAAAAATAAAGCCCAAAAAGAAATAAGACAGGTTTTTCATGGGAAATGAAAAGATAGAAATCAGGGATCTGCGCGACGGCAATTTTCTTTGGATAGACAAGGCAGCATTAAGGCTTATCAGTGAGAATGCCGGGACTATGGCCGTAGCCGTATATTCATGGCTTTGTTATTACGCTAATTTTAAGGCACAGGATTGTTTTCCGTCTATTACCACATTGGCATATCACTGCGGAGTATCCCGGCGCACAATCATGCGGGCTGTAAAACAATTAGAGCAGATGAAGGCTGTCTTGATTGAAAGAAAGAAGGGCAAGCCGAACATTTATAAGCTGCTTAACATCTCAAGGACGCAGAGTTATCCACAGGCAGGTAGTGACATTGATGTCACCAGTGACGCTCACGGCACCGGAGTGGTGACGCCAGCGTCACCAGCAGTAGTGTCAGGGATGTCATCCTAACAATAGATATTCTAATAAGAGATAACTAAAAAAATAATAGTAGAGGTTGTGAATTTTGTGAATAACTTTGGCAAGCGCTTAAAAAGCTTATGGGTCCTTCCAGGGGGGCGTCGGTGCGCGGGTCGGGCGAGGCGCGGGCTTTCAGTGATTATGGCTTAAAAAATTGATGTCAATGTCAATGAAAATGGGCACCCCTTGGGCAAAACGGGGCGTCCCTTTGTTTATTTAACTCAATATGGGTCAATATGTTAGAAAAAGGAGGAATGTGTGGCAAAAATCAATATAAAGCCCGAAATTAGTGACATAAAGTTATCGCAAATAAGACCGGCTCCTTATAATCCGCGGGAGATTACGAATGAGGCACTTTCGGGTCTGCGGCATAGCTTGGAGAAGTTCGGCTATGTAGACTTGCTGGTAGTGAATAAGCGCAACATGCATATCATTTCAGGGCATCAACGCTATAAGATTATGCAGGCAGAGGGTGTTGAGACTGCACCTGCCATCTTGGTTGACGTTGACGAGATCCAGGAGCAGGCAATGAATGTTACGCTTAATAACCAGGAGATTGCCGGGCAGTGGACACAGGCGCTTATCCCACTTTTAGAGAGACTGCGCAAAGATGCTTCTGATGATTATCTCGCTCTTCGGCTCAAGAATTTACGGGACAGCGTTGGCGACATGGGAGTTGAGAATCTTGGAGACGGCAAGACGCTTCCGGATGACATCCCCGAACCGCCCAAGGAGGCGATTACCAAGAAAGGAAATCTTTGGATATTAGGTAATCATCGTCTTCTCTGCGGCGATTCAACAAATGAAGATGATGTGGCGCGGCTTATGAATGGCGAGAAAGCAAATTTGTTTGCCACAGATCCGCCTTACTGCGTTGACTACACCGGAGCTGACAGACCTACCGGCGGTCATGACTGGTCCGGCGTTTATCACGAGGTTGATATTCCGGATGCCAAGGAATTTATAAAGAAATTTTATGAGGTGGGCCTTAAGCATATCAAAGAAAATACTGCGCTCTATCTTTGGCATGCCTCAAAACGAAGAGGCATGATTGAGGAAATCTGCGATAACCTTGGGATTCTCCTTCATCAGCAGATTATATGGGTTAAGCCCTGCGCGGTATTAACATATTCGTTTTACTCCTGGCGCCATGAGCCTTGTCTTCTCATGTGGGTTAAAGGACAAAAACCGCCTTATAAGCCAAAAGACAAATCTATCGGCAGCGTGTGGATGGTTGATTTCTTGCGCTCAGGCGATCCTACTCAAGCTGAATATCATACGGATGTTTGGGAGCTTGACTGGGAAGGCAAGAAACGCAACCCAGGGTTGCATCATCCAACAGTTAAACCTACGGAGGTATTCGCTATTCCTATGCGCGTGCATACGTCGCCCGGAGAAATCTGCTACGAGCCGTTTAGCGGGTCTGGTTCGCAGATCATTGCAGCTGAACGGTTGAACAGGCGCTGTTATGCAATGGAGATCGAGCCTATCTTTTGCGATGTGGCTGTCAAGAGGTGGGAAGAATTCTCGGGAAGGAAGGCGCATAGAGAAAATAGCAATGGATGAAAAAGGCCAGAACTTAATAGAGATCGCCCGAAAGAAACGCTACATTTCTCTCGTTGAGAAGCTTCAGCGCGGGACGCTGTCCGCCAAGGAGCTTAAGGAGCTTGAGGAGTTTGAAAGATCCGAACAGAGAAAAGAAAGCAATATACTTGACGGGACGGTTGACCTCGGGACAATTTCAGTATTCTTAGAAAAGTCACCCCGCATGGTCCGGCGTTACATAAAGCAAGGGCTGCCGGTTATCCGGGATTCACAAGGGGAAATTTATCGTTTTAAGGTCAGTGATGTCTTCAAGTGGTTTTATGCTTCGCAAAATCCCGAAGACGGAAGCAAAGATTACTGGGAAAACGAATACCGCAAGAACCGCGCCAAATTAAGCGAACTTGAATTAAAGCAAAAAGAAGGCGAGCTTATTCCTTTCGCAGATCACGCTTCATTAATCAAAAATCAGATTAGGGGTATTAAGGCGGGTTTCTTGAGATTACCGAAATACATTGCGCCTAAATTGTATCAACAAGAACCAAAGGTTATTTGTGAGATGCTTGATGCGGAGTTGCGTTATATCATCAATCAGTTTGCAGGAGTGAAAAGTGAGAATAAAGATAGCCCGAGCAATAGTTAATACTGTTTTGCCTTATGCGGCGGAAGAATGGGTTTTGCCGAATAAGATGACGGTGAGCGAATGGGCCGATACATTCAGGCGGCTCGACGTCAAAACCTCTGCAGAGCCCGGGCAATGGTCAACGACAAGAACGCCCTACTTAAAAGGAATTATGGATGCGTTCACGGATCCGTTCGTTGATGAAATAACGGTTATGGCTGCGTCTCAAGTCGGCAAGACAGAGGCAATGTATAACATGCTGGGCTATGTCATTGACCAGGATCCTGGGCCGACGCTTATGGTTTCACCGCGGGCCGATGATGCAAAGAGCGTTTCGTATAATAGAGTTCGTCCAATGATTGAAGTTTCCCCTATATTAAATAAATATCTTCCTGAGAATCTCGATGATATCACGAAACTTGAATATCACTTTGACCGCATGATTCTTTATTTCGCTGGATCCAATAGCCCGGCTGATCTTGCGTCAAGGCCTATCCGGTATCTATTTTTGGATGAGGTTGATAAATATCCGAAATTCTCGGGCCGCGAGGCTGATCCGATAAAACTTGCCTCAGAAAGGCAAAAGACCTTTTGGAATAAGAAGACGATTAAGGTTTCAACACCCACTACGCGCGAAGGGTATATCTTCAGGGAATATGAGAAATCAGACCAAAGGCGGTTTTATGTCCCTTGCCCTCATTGCGGCAAGCTGCAGGTTTTGTTATTCGGCCAGATCAAATGGCCGAGAGAGGAATCTTCTCCCGAGAGGATTAAAAACGAACGGCTGGCCTGGTATGAATGCTTTTATTGCGGCAAGAAGATAGAAGACTCGCAGAAGCAGAAGATAATGTTAAGCGGCGAATGGATCCCAGAGAAGAAAGAGAAAAGCAGAAACCGCGGGTTTTGGGTAAGCTCTCTTTATTCTCCTTGGCTTACCTGGAGCGATATAGCGGCGGAGTTTCTAAAATCAAAAGATTATATCGAGCTTCTAATGAATTTCGTCAATTCCTGGCTGGCAGAAGTTTGGGAAGAGAAAATCGAGGAGACAACAGTAGATAAAGTACGCAACCTTGCCCGGGACTATGATGAGGGAGTTGTTCCGGATGAGGTTTTGGTGTTAACCGCTGGCGTGGACGTGCAGAAGGATCACTTTTATTTTGTAATACGCGGCTGGGGATATTATGAGGAATCGTGGCTTATCCGTGCAGGAAGAGTTGAATATTGGGATGATCTGGTAGAAACCCTGTTTAAGACGGAATACAAGAGGTTAACTTCAGATGAAACTCTTAGTATTTATATGTCATGCGTTGATTCAGGATTCCGGACTGATGAGGTGTATCGTTTTTGCCGGCACTGGGCCGATAAGACAAAGGCAATTAAGGGAGTTGAAGAGATTAGCGGAGGCAGATTTTACCGCGCAAACAAAATAGACATCAATTCGCGCACCGGTGCAGTTATTCCCGGAGGCCTTGTCTTGTGGCATTTAAATGTGACGCAGTATAAAGACAAAATCAACCGGCTTGTTACTTCTCGGGATCCGGTTAAATGGCACATCTTTAAAAATCCAAGTGAGGAGTATCTTACTCAGTTTACTTCTGAGCACAAGATATTGATACGCAACCGTACGACCGGCCGGGCGAAAGAAGTTTGGCAGAAGAAGAAAGAAGCCTCAGCAAATCACTTTCTTGATGCTGAGGTTTACGCTTTAGCTGCCGCGGATATCATTCGTGCCTTAAATATCCGTAAAGATGATGCCACGAGAGTTTATCAGCCAAAGGCTAATGAGCAAGGGCATTCAAGGGAAGGCTGGATAAGAAAAAGGGAAGGGTCTTGGCTTTAATGGGGCGATGGCTTGAGAGAAAACCTAACTGGCTGAAAAATGTAAACCGTAACGACGCTATTGAGCCGCAAAGAAATTTAGGCGGCAGGCCGCAGAATGAATCAAAAGATTACGGCGTTAGGTTTATTCCATTAAAATGCCCTCGGTGCAAAAGCAAAGATATTAAATGTTATTCCAGCCATCCGCCGGTCAGATATCATATCTGCCAAAAATGCGGCCATAATTTCAAATCTGTTGAGGCTGAGGATGATGGGTAGTTTTTACTAATTTGTAGTAACGACTATCTTGTCAATTATAGGGTTTTAGGTAATATAGAGTTAAAGAATCTTGCGCTAAAGGTTGGCCGCCTTTACAGCGCCCCAATAGTTTTATTAAGCCCGTTACCGTGCACGGCGGTGGCGGGCTTTTTTATTGGGCAAAAAAGGAGTGCATTGTGAGTGCGCCTACAAAACAGGAAATGCTCGATGCTATTGAAACCGCTATCAATGGTTTAAGTTCAGGCGTGAAGTCATACACCATAAACGGCAGGACTATGACTTATCGCGATATCACAGATCTCAAACAAATGCGCGACCAGCTCAAGAAGGAAATGTCTCCTACGGCAGACCGCACAACATACGCCTCTTTTAAGGATCCGTCATGAAAAAAAGCATCGGCGAAAAACTGGCAGGCAGGCTCGATGATATTATTTCCTTTTTCTCGCCCAAAGCCGGTTTTAAGAGACGCATGTTCCGGCAGGCTATCAATATTTCAGAATCGTTTAGTTCTTACAAAGGCGCTTCGAGGTCAAGGCTTAGATCTAGCTGGCTTCCCGGAGGCGGTTCAGCAGATGAGGATTTACTGCCGGAATTAAAAGATATCCGCGAGCGCAGCCGAGACTTAAACCGCAACGACGCGCATGCTTCAGGGATCACCGGCACCATGACTACAAATGTTGTCGGTTCAGGGATAAGGCCGCAGTCAAGAATTGATAAAGAATTACTGGGCATAGATGACGCGGCTGGGAGCAGTTTTCAAAAACAGGCTGAAAGAGTTTGGAAGGACTGGCTTCCTTTTGCTGATGCCGGAAACCGCATGGACTTTTATGAAATCCAGCAGCTGGTGGACAGGCAGATTTTAGAAAACGGCGAAGCGATCATTATCCCGAAGATGCTTAAAGAGTCCGGCAGGCCTTATTCTTTGGCGCTGCAAGTTATCGAATCTGACCGGCTCGATACTCCGCCCGGCATGCAGGGGGATAAATCTATAAGGTCAGGCGTGCGAATTGGTGAGAAAGGCGAGCCGATTTCGTATTTCATTCAGAAGACGCATCCCGGAGATATCAGGTTTACAAAAAGGGGGGAAAGAGAGTTTGTCGAGATACCTGTTAAGAACGAATACGGCCGAAGGAATATTTTTCATTTGTATTTCGTTTTGCGCTCAGGACAGACAAGGGGTGTTCCGTTCTTTGCGCCGGTCCTGACTTATTTCAAGGATTTAGCAGAATACGCCGAAGCCGAGCTTGTAGCGGCGAGGATAGCAGCGTGCTTTTCTCTTTTTATTACTTCGGAAGCATCAATGGATGTGGCAGTTAATTCCGCTTATGACAAAAATTCTTCTGGGCAGCTTATTGAGTCATTAGAGCCGGGGATGATTAAACATCTTCTGCCCGGAGAAAACATTACCTCGTTTAATCCGCAAAGGCCGGGAGCTACTTTTGAGCCGTTTGTGGAAAGGATATTAAAAGCGATCTCTGCCGCGCTTGGCCTGCCGTATGAGCTTGTGGCAAAGGATTTCTCAAAGACAAATTATTCAAGCGCCCGGGCAGCGTTACTTGAGGCGCGCAGATATTTTAGGATGAGGCAGGAGTGGCTTAGCCGTAAACTCTGCCAGCCGGTTTGGGAAATGCTTTTAGAGGAAGCGTATCTTAGCCGTCAGATTATGGCTGAAACATTTTATGAGAATAAGCGTTATTGGACAAACGCCTCATGGATTGCTCCGGGATGGGAATGGGTTGATCCGCTAAAGGAAGCACAGGCCGCAGAGGTTGGATTAAAGAACGGCATTGTCACCTACTCTGACCTTTACGCGCAGGAAGGCAAAGACTGGGAAGAAAGTTTTGAGCAGCGTAAGCGCGAAGCCACGAAAATGAAAGAATTGGATTTGGAGTTTCCAAGCGATGAAAAAACAAAAGAACCAAAAGAAGCCAAAGATCCAAACGATCAGGAAGATAACAGTCGGCAGTAAAGCGCAGATGGCTATGCCGCAGGAGTTGGATATTCGGATAGGAGAACGAGATGGCAAATAAGGACATTCTTTTTCGCACGGATATAGCAAGGGCCGGAGGTGTCCGGGTCAGCAGGAATAACGAGATGGTTGAAGGCTTTGCAGTTGTCACCAAAGGCGTCACACATGACGAAAGGGGGGAGTTTGATGATGCAGCGTTAGATAAAATTGTTGAATTAGGGAATCAGCCAAAGATGGGGATCAAATCGAGGTTTGGCCATCCCAATATGAGTTCAACCGCCCTGGGTACGTTTTTGGGCAGAGTCAAGAATTTTAGGCGGGATGGAAATATTGTCCGGGCGGATTTGCATATTGATCAAACCGCGCACAAAACGCCGGATGGAGATTTGGCGGGTTATACCATGGAGCTTGCGGAAAGCGATCCCGACGCATTCGGCTCTTCCATGGTCATACATTGGGACGAGGAGTACCGGCAGGAAAAAGACGGATCATTGACAAAGGATGAGAAGGGCAATGCTTTGCCGCCGCTTATCCGCGTGAAGAAATTAATGTCAGTAGATATCGTCGATGACCCGGCGGCGAATAACGGCCTTTTCGGCATGCCGTTTTTCTCTGAGTCAGTAAAGCCATCAGCGGAGATGACGGTATTCCTGGATAAGTTCTTAGAGCAGCCGGATTCCGTTGAGCGGGTAATCGCGTTTTTGGAGAGGTATCGAATGAATAAGGACGAATTTCAAACAATTTTAAAAAAACAGGAGGTGAAAACCATGTTTGAAAATTTAACGGTAGAACAACTGAAAAAGGAGCGAGCTGATGTTTTTGACTCCATCTTTAAATCAGGTCTTGATGAGGGAGTCAAAAAGGGTGGCGAGTATGGACAGAAACAGGAAAGAGAGCGGGTCGTGTCGATATTGAAGAAAGCGAAAGCTTTTAAAGATATGAATACCCTTGCTCTTGCCGCGGTTGAGAACGGATTGTCTTTAGAGCAGGCAACAATCAGTTTTCAGGATAAGCAGCTTGCTGGGTTACAAAATGCTCAAGCTCCGGATGTCGGGCCTGATAACGATGAGGATAAAGGTAAAAAGCCCGCAACTCATCTTGAAAGGGCTCGTGCCTACAAACAAGAGCATAACTGTAGCATGACCGAGGCATTAAAAGCTACAGCAGAAAAACAGAAACAATAAAAACGAAGGAGGAGAAAAATGTCACAGTTTAATATTGGGTCAAAGGCATTTGTGGCTGGTGAAGCGTTAGAGGCTTACCGCCGGGTTAAATTAAGCGCAGGAAGCGGCACTCAGGTTGAATATGCGGACGCAGGAGAGGCCTTCATTGGTTTTACCGCGGCCAAGGCGGCGCTGGGGGAGATGGTAAGCGTTGATCTAAAGTTTACTGGCCGGACGTTTAAGGTTGAGGCTAACGGCGCTATTGCGGTTGGCGGTAATTTTTACGGCGCCAACGACGGAAAGGTGAGCGCCACAGTAAGCGGATCAATTCAGGGCCGCGTGCTTGAAGCAGCTGCTTCAGACGGCGAGATTATCGAAGGATTGTTGTTGTAAGTAACCATTTAAAGACAGGAGGATACAATGGGAGTTGATTATCAGGGTTCAAGGGCAGTACCGAGGTTAGAGCTGGGCGAAGCGGCTTTGGAATTCATTCAGCAGCAGGACGAATTTATCGGCACACAGGTGTTGCCGATATTTCCGACTAAGAAAAAGGCAAGCATATTTCCCGCAATAACCAGGGAAAGCATCACGCGCGAAGCAGACACTAAGCGTGCCCCGCGCGGCAACTATAACAGGGATGGCTTTCAGGCAAAGGATAAGCAGTATAACTGCGAGGAATACGGCCTTGAAGGGCCTCTTGATGACAGCGAGAGGAGCCTTTACGCGACGGACTTCGACGCAGAGCTTACTACGGTGCAGATCATCACGCGGCGTGTTTTACAGGCTCAGGAAAGACGTATTGCCGGCATTGTATTTAACACAACCACGTTTGCCGGGCCCGCGCTCTACACCGACAATTCCGGCGCTCCTTGGGACAATCCAAGTTCTGATGTTCCGCTTCAGGTGCGTGCGGCAAGAGAAAGAGTAAGAGCCAATTGCGGGATCGATCCAACCGCTCTTATCTGCAGCAAGGCCAACATTGATCGCCTATTGGCTAATAATAGCATCAAGGACGCGATTAAGTATGTGGCCAGACTTACCGAGGCAGAGCTGCTTAACGCTCTCGCGGATATCCTTGGCGTGCGCCGGATCCTTGTAGGCAAAGGCATCTATAACACAGCCAAAGAAGGCAAGCCGTTCGCCAGCGCGGATATCTGGAACGACGATTACGCGATGGTGGCAACTATCGGAGATTCTCAGCGGCTTTCCGATCCAAGCGTTGGAAGGGTGTTTTTGTGGAGTGCCGACAGCCCGGAGAATGCAACGGTTGAACAATACCGCGACGATGCCGCCCGCAGCGATATCTTCCGCGTAAGGCAGCACGTGGACGAGATTATTATAGATCCGTTTTTTGCGCATCTGATGAAAGTCGACGCCTAAGAAAGCGTCTAAACAAGCACTGCGCCGGGAGGCTTTAAAAGCCTCCCGGCAAGGCTTGGAGAGCGAGGCTTATGGCTTTCAAAGATAATTTAGCGCAGGATGCGACAAAGACATTTTTAAACTCGGATGAGTTTGCCGAAGAAATTACCTACACGCCTAAAGGCGGCATCGCGAAAGTTATTAAAGCGCTTGTGAACCGCAAGCGTATAGATCCTGCCTATGAGGATGCGGGCCGCGTCCTTTTAAACCAATTTGAGATATTCATAGCCAATGACGAAACATCAGGCGTTGCATCCATTAACAAAGGCGAGGATCTGGTTTCGCTTGCAGAGGTTATCGGTGGAATCTCAATTGACTGGGTAGTAGCGGATATCTTAGGCCAAGACGAAGGGGCATGGCATTTGCTTTTACAAAAATGAGCGAACTAAGACTAGAGATTAATACAAAGAATTTAGAGCGGGCAATCAGGCTTTTCCCCAAAGAGCTTAAATATGAAATTGCTGATGGGATGGATCATGCCACGAGGAAATTCTTGAAAATCTTTAAACAAACCAGACTCCAGGGCCCGCCGGGAATCAGAGGGCGGACACACGGGATATTTACTCATTTTCAAAGAGCAAGCCTTGTGTCGCAGAATATCGAGGGCATGGGTATGGTGATTTTCTCAGATTCCAAAATTGCCCGCATGCACGAAGAAGGTGCGACGCTTAAGAATCCAGGCGGCGGGAAGCTTGCTGTGCCGCTTTCGGCAAGAAAAGAGCTTTTTACATCCGACGGCAGGCTTAAGAAGCAATACAAACAACCCAGGCTGCTTAAGAATGTTATTCCCATTCAATTAAAAGGCAAAACATTCTTGGCCAAGGTTAAAAAGAAACTGCGCGAGCTTATCCCCATTTTTGTTTTAAAAAATAGCGTGCGTATTCGCCCGAGGCTTATGTTCTACAAAACCTGGGATGATATGCAAAATGAGCGGATAGATATCTTAAACAAATCAATTGAAAAGGCGCTGAATAAAGTATGACAGTTAGAGAAAGTATTTTGGAAAATTTAAAGATAACGCTTGAGACCATATCAGTTGCAAACGGCTATCACAATGATATTGCCAGCGTGCAAAGGTGGCGGCAGTCCGGGAATTCGCTCGTTCTGATCCCCTGCATAGTGATTAATGCCGGGCCCGAAGAAAAAGAGCCGTCGCCTAATCCTTTTACGACCTGCAAGATTACTGTCTATCTTGATATTTGGATAAGGCAGGCGCAAGACGATCCGCAGTCGACAGATACGCTCTTAAACAGCCTCCTAGGGGATATTGAAAAAGCGCTTATGGTTGATTACACGCGCGGGGGCTTTGCCAAGGATACAAATATCAAGTCCAATGTTCTTTTTGAAACCTTGGAAGGCCAGCCACAGGCGGGCATCATCATAGATCTGGAGATAATTTATCAGCATAAACAAAATGATCCCGAAGTTTCGGGATAGAGGAGGGTAAACCATGCTTACGCGTAAACGTCAACTTGCCGCAAAAATAGAGACGATAGAAGGCACTGCTGAAAATCTGGCTGCGGCTGATGCCAGGCTTTTAGTTTATAACCCGAAGGTGAGTTTTGATATAGCCATGTTTGAACGCAACCCTGCGCGGCAGTCATTCTCAAATATCGCCAAGCTTCCCGGCAAGCGGCCGGCAGGCCTGTCATATCGGCTTGAATTAAGAGGCTCAGGCGTTGCCGGCACCGTTCCTGAATGGGCGAAGATTTTACAAGCCTGCGGATTCGGAGTCAATCAGCTTAAATCAATGAATATAGGAGCAGTTACCAACGGGCCTTTTCAGCATGGAGAAACAATTACCGGGGGGACTTCCGGCGCAAAAGGCAGGGTAGTGATCAACACTGCAAACGGATTAGCAAATATTTATTTTGTATCTGTCTCAGGAACATTTGAGTCAGCCGAGACAATTACCGGCGGCACGTCAGGCGCAACCGCAACTACCTCGTCTGCACCGACAATTGTTGGTAATGAGCTTAAGCCTATATCAGACAGTATCCCTTCACTTACCCAAGGCAGTTACGAAGACGGCGTGCGTAAGCTATTAAAAGGCTGCCGCGGCAAGGTAAAATTCGGATTTAAATCAGGGGAGCCGGTGCTTCTGGATTTTGATTTTCAAGGCGTAGAAGCGGGTGTGAGCGATTTATCTTTTCTTGCGGATGTTACTTACGAGAACACAAAACCGCCGGTATTCTTAAGCGCGCTTTTCTCAGTGGATGCCTATTCGGCGAAGATAGGCGAGATGGATATCGATGTAGGCAATGCCTTGGCCGTCCGCGATGACGTTAATGACCCAAGAGGAATCTTGTCTTTTGCCATTACAGGTAGAAGCGTTTCCGGCTCATTCAATCCGGAGATGGTTTCCTGCGCGGCACACGATTTTCACTCCAAGTGGTTTTCCGGAAGCGAGATGGTTATTGATTTTACTATCGGCCAAACAGCCGGCAACAAGTTTAGATTTTATGCGTCGAAAGCGCAGTATACCAAAGTCGACGATGAGGATAGAGACGGCCTTTCGATTGCCAAGAGCACTTTTAGTTTGAACGGGTCGCTTTTATACGGCGACGACGAAGTATCAATCTTAGTATTTTAACAAGAGGAGGAAAAAGCCATGCTTACAGGAATCAATATTTACGAAACTAAGCCTTACAAGTCAAAGCTTGATCCTGATAAAGATAATCCCACGATTTTTCACGTCGGGCTTCTCGATTCTCATTTAAGGGCCTTTATTGAGGATCAAACTACATCTTTTGAATTCAGTTCTAAGAACCCCAAGGATCCGGCTAAGGCGAATATTAATGCCTCAAAGCGAAACCTTTTAGTGGTCAAGTTCGGGCTGAAAGGTTTCGACAACTTTCTGGATCCGCGGGACAAGAAACCGCTTAAATTCGATACGGTCTCAACAGCAATCAATGGGAAAAATTATTCGGCTGTTACAGATGAGATTATATCGTTGCTGCCAAAGTCATTAATAGATGAACTTTCCGAAGTGGTTTTAGCCGAGAATTTTTTGAGCGAGGACGAAGAAAAAAACTAATCCTGGCGGTCGGGCTGCATAGGTTTAGGCTCGACTGCCAGGAGTGCCCGGACGTTTTAAAGGCAGAGCGCGGCTGCGAGGAAGATTCGCCGATTGAAGGCGTCTGGAAATTAAAGGACTGGGAGTTTAGGCGATGTCCAAGGAAACTTGTTACTAGAGCGAGCATTGAATATTTGAACGCGTATCTTTTTTTCGAGAAAGGATATTTGCCTAATCCCGGCGGCTGGTTAGAACAGCCGCTTAAATTTATCCAGGCAATAAAGATAATTGAGCGCGAGATTGCCTTGGCAAGAGAGAAAGAGGATTAATGCCTACAAATAGGGAACTCGAAATCATCATGAAGTTAAAGGACGAGGTCTCAAAGCGCCTGCAGGGGATCGAAGGCAATTTGCAAAAGTTTGCTAATTCCTGCAAACAGCTTGGCGGTACGCTTCGTAACGTAGGCAGGGAGATAGCGCAGGTCGGCCAGAACCTTGTTTTTATGGGAGGCGCATTGACCGGGCCTCTTGCCCTTGCCTTTAAGTCCGCAGAGAAATATTCGCTTTCCGTCTCAAATGAGCTTAAGCGCCTTGACAGTGCCTTTATCGGGCTTCGTGTGAGTATTGCTGAAGCTTTGGTGCCGGTGGCGCATAAATTGGCCAACGTCTTTGGCAATCTGCTTAATCTTTGGAATAGCCTAACACCGGCAACGCAACAGATGATTGTGCAGACTATAGCAGTGACCGGTATTTTTATGACGCTGAGCGGTGTAGTAGTCGCTTTGATAGGACGATTGGTACGATTGGGCGGACTTATTATTGATTTAGTCGGTAAGCTTGCCCTATTTGCCTTGGCGCATCCCTGGATTGCCGGGATCGCTATCGCCGTGTCTATTCTTATCGTCGTTTTCCTTAAATTCAGAGATGTGGCTGTGCCGGTCCTTAACGCAGTTGAGATCGGTGCCCAGATGGTCTACATCGGCTTTGTGAAGCTCATCAAATACCTTTTGGTGGGTTTTGACAAGATTGCCCTTGGCTTAGAGAAGTTTTATGAGGTCCTGGGTAAACTCCCCGGGAAGCTCGGCGAGCCGTACCGCGAAGCGTCACAGCATATCAAGACGTTTCGGGACAATCTTCAGGGCCTTATTAAAGCGTCTGATATGGAGATGGATAGAGTCGGCAATAAGATATCAAATGTCCTAGTGACTGGCGAAGGCAGCTTAGTCAAAGGATATGATAAAGCAAAGAATGCGATAACAGGATTCATCGATGCGCTTAAAAACTTAGGCAAGGATATTAAGATTGAAGAGGTGGCGCAGAAGTTTGATGCAATTCAGTCTATGGGGGAAGGCGTAGCTCGATCTCTGGGGAGCGTATTTAAGCACTTTTTCAGTGATGTTTTTAAAGGCCAAATGGATGATATCAAAGATTATTTTGCAGAGTTTGGCAATATGATGCTGGAAGTCCTGGCTGAGGTTTTGGCCAAGATGATCCTGGTTAAGACCATTGGTTCGATTTTCCCGGGCATGATCCCATTTTTCCATCAAGGCGGCATGATATATCACTCTGGCGGACAGATTTTACCTATAAGAGCGCATTCCGGCCTTGCGCCCGAAGAGGTGCCGATAGTTGCGCAGACCGGAGAAGGGGTTTTATCCAGGCGCGGTATGCGCGCATTAGGTGGATCAGAAAATTTGAAATCTCTCAACGAAGGAAAACCTGCAAAGGGGGGCATAACCATAAATGTGAATCAGGTCATACAGGCATGGGACGCTCAGGATGTTTGGCGTAACCGCAAGATGCTTTCCAATGCGATTGCAGACGATATTTATAACAACGGCAAGATTCGTTCAGTGATCAGGAGTTATACATGAGCGACTTTAGCTATTTGCCGGATTTTCTCATTGATGAGGCGCTTGAGTATAAGACGATTGTCTCGGAGTTTGAAAACGGGGCAGAACAGAGGCGGCGCAAATGGGCAAATCCTCAGCGTAAATGGACGCTTAGATTTAATAATAGGACGCATATGGAAATGACGGAGGTTTCAGACTTTTTTAAGGGTAAGTTTGGCGCGTTTATGGCGTTTACCTGGACAAACCCCAACGATTCAATTGAATATACCGTGCGTTTTGTTGAGGATAGTTTTCAGTTTAGCCGCAAGGCATACGGCGTGTATGATTTTGAATTTGAATTTATTGAGGTGAAATAATGCCGCGGGAAACAGACAGCGCATTTAAACAAGAGAAAGCAAAACGCGAGAATACGCCGATATTTTTGTATACACTTGAAAAATATGACGGGATAAATGACCTCTGTTTTGCGAGTTTTGACGAGGATGTAATTTATAACGGCGTTACTTATTCGCGGTTTCCTATAACCCATGAGTTTGTCGGCGAGAATAACCAAGGGCAGATTGATCAAGTTAAGGTGCGGCTTGCCAATGTCTCAAGGCTGATTCAGCTCTACTTGGAGCAGTTTGATTTTAGAGGCAAGAAAGTAACTATCCGCATGGTCTGGCTGGATCAGTTATCTGATCCGGATGCCTTTATGGACGACATATTTTACATCGATAGTTATACAGCAGACCAGAATAACGTGGAGTTTACCCTGACAGGAAAGTTCGATGTCCTGGGAGTGGATTTACCGGCAAGACGCTACTCCCGGAATTACTGCAGCTGGAAGTTTAAATCGATAGAGTGCGGATATGCAGGAGCTGAGCTTACATGCAACAAGACAAAACAGAGATGCAAGCAGCTGAACAATTATCAGAGATTCGGGGCTTTCCCGTCGGTACCGGCAAGGCGCATCTACGTGATGTAGAGCAATACATCATTGACAAGTATCTTGGGCTGCCGTATCAGCATAGGGGCCGGTCCTTAGAAGGGCTTGACTGCTGGGGTTTCTTGAAGTTTGTTTACGCTGACTTAGGCGTGAGACTGTTTGATATTGAGGATCTTGAATACAGCAAGATCTGGGGAACGCAAGGGAAGGATTATTTTAAAGAGCATTACTTCCATGACTGGGTGAGCGTTAAGACGCCCGAGATGCTTGACGGAGTATTGTTTGTTAATTCAAGAAGAATTGCCAATCACGCAGGAATAATCTTGAGCAAGGGAAGATTTATCCATTGCGCAAGGCCGGGCGTGATTATCTCAAGGATAAATGATCTCTCTTGGCAGGTAAGGATAGAGGGATTTTACAGGTTAAAAGACAAAATATGCTGACTATAAGGAACATAGATAATCCGTTTAAACTGGAAGAGGCTCAGGTTAAGGAAGTGCCTTATTCCCGCCATAAGACGCTTCAGGAAGTTTTAATTGAGTCCGGATTTGATTACGAGAATAAGCGCATTATTGTCAGCGGCAAGCGCATCGAGAATTTATCAGCATATCTTGATAATGAGGACGAGGTTACTATTATCCCGGAAGTCAAAGCGCCGGTGGTTGCGATCATCTCTGCCATAGTATCGGCAGTATGGGCCGTGGCTGTAGCGCATCCGTTCCTATTTACCTTTTTTGTGCTCTCCATGGGTTATGCCATTTATCAGCATATGAACCAGCCCAAGATGCCGGATTTCAATTTAGGCTCGGCAACCGGCATAGATGAAGGATCGCCTACTTACGGCTGGGATGGAGTTCAAACTATCCAAGAGGTGGGAGTGCCGGTGGCGGTTGTTTACGGCGAGCACAGAATCGGCGGCAATATCATTAATCAATTCCTTTGGGAAGATGGAGACAATCATTATTTAAATGTTTTACTTGCGCTTTGCGAAGGCGAGATCGAGTCAATCGAGAGCATCGAGATTAATAACAATCCTATTGCTAACTTCGGCGGAGTGACGGTTTCAAAACGCTTTGGCGCAAACTATCAGAGCCTTGTCAGCAACTTTGAGGACCTGCACAATCTTTATCCGGTTAACGCCAACCTGGTTAAAAACAATCCTTATGTTTACACCACTGTGGATTTGGATGTGGAAGGCTTTGAGATCCACTTAAGGCTGAATAACGGCCTTTACCAGCAGAGTTCAGGTTCAGGCGATATCCAAAGCTGGAGCGTTACTTACAGGGTTGAGTATAAACTACACTCAGAAAGTACTTATATTGATTTAGGCGAGACAACCATTTCAGAAAAATCCCGCTCAACAGTACGCCGGGTGTTTCGTAAAGTCGGACTAACTCCCGGGCAATACGATATCAGGATAACCCGCACCTCGGATGACAGCTCGCTTTCGCCGCTTCGCCAGGGAGATTTAACGCTATTTCAAATAGATGAGCTTAAGACCGATGACTTAAGCTATCCAAATACTGCGCTTTTGGGCCTGCAGCTTTTGGCGACAGACCAGCTTAACGGCGGAACCCCGAATGTTACCGCGGTTATAAAAGGCAAAAAGGTTTTGCTGCCGGACATCAGGAATTTAGGCGCGCCGGTTAGCTGGGAAGACTATTGCTGGGATGGAAGCAATTACCGGCTCTTATCTGATGATACTTTGCTTGAATGGGACGGCATAACCTATGTTCAGAAATACTCAGCCAATCCGGTATGGTGCCTCAGAGATTTTATCGTCAATAACCGCTACGGGCTGGGAGAGTTTATCTTAACTTCGCATCTGGATAATGCATCGCTCTTAGAGATGTCGCAGTATTGCGAAGAGAAGGTTGCTGACGGAAAAGGCGGATTTGAGAAACGATTTAGGCTCGATGTCGTGATTGACTCAAACAACAAAGCCCTGGATATACTGATTCAGTTAAGCGCTGTATTTAATGCTATGCCTTTATACAGCGCAGGCGGAATCACTTTTAAGATAGATAAACAAACCATGCCGACTCAGCTTTTCGGCATGGGCAATATCGTCAAAGACAGCTTTGTTCAGAGCTGGAAGACGATTAAAGAAGTGCCGAATGTGATCGAGGTGCAGTTTACGGATAAAGAGAAGAACTATCGCCAGGAAACCATCGCTTATATTGATGAAGAAGCGTTGGCTAACGGCGAGCCGATGCGCAAGAGCCAGCTCCGGTTATTTACCACTGGGGCAAGCTATGCTATCCGCGCAGCGCGCTATGCCTTAAAGGTTGCAAAGTATATTAACCGCTCAATTGTTTTTAAGGCAGGCATTGATGCAGTTGCCTGCCAGGCCGGAGATATTATTTCTATTTCCCATGATGTGCCGCAATGGGGATTCTCGGGCAGAATTAAGGACGGATCCACAACGGTATTAATTAAGCTGGACCGGCCGATGACCATCGAGGACGGCAAATCCTACAAGATCCAAATCAGATTTTCCGACGATGCAATTGAAGAAAGGTTAATCATATCACCCGCCGGGACCTATACAGAAATCACCTGCCAGGCATTCACAAATACGCCGCAGGATTTTAATGTCTACGCCATAGGTGAGACGAATAAGGTTAAAAAAGACTTTAGGGTCGTAGCGATCCAAAGAGAAGGCAAGAATGAAGTGCAGATTCAGGCCCTGGAATATGACGAGGCGGTTTATGATGACTCTGATATTATCCTGCCGCAGAATAATTACTCCTCTTTGTCAGGAGAAATTCCGCCTGTGGCAAATCTTACTTTAACCGAATCTTTGGTTAAGAAAACCGACGGCACAATTGAAAATGCGATTGATGTTTGGTTTGACCGGCCGGTGTATGTCGACCATTATGTCAAATCCTTTGCCAAGGCGAAGATTTACTTAAGCGATGACGGCGGCTTAAGCTGGGGCGCCAGGGGGGAGACTACTGGATCGTATTTCCGCATTATCGGCGATATCGTTGACCGGCACACCTATAAAGTCAAAGTTACCTCGCTTACGGATATGGATGAGGAAAGTTCTTTAGCCACTGCGCCCGAATCCTCAATCACGGTTGTGGGTAAATCTGCGCCGCCAAGCGATGTTTCAACTTTCTTGGTTAACCAGAACAGGGATCAGCTCTATTTCGGCTGGAGCGAGATTCCTGATGTAGATGTCTGGGGATACGAAATCAGGCGCGGGGTAGACTGGGAAAGCGGCGAGGTAATAACATTTCAGCAGGGAACACACTATCTAACCACGGGCCTTAAGAAAGGCATTGATCAGAAATTCTGGATCAAGGCCATTGATACTTCAGGTAACTATTCCGAAAACCCCACGGAATCGGTCCTTACTGTGGGGGAGATTCCGTTTAGAAATGTCGTTGCTGAATATCAGGAGCATCCCTTATGGGAAGGCGTAAAGACAAACCTTGAAGTCAGTTTTGAGACGCTGGTTATATCCGATGGATTTCAATCCGGAGAATACGATACGCCTGTGCGGGATATCGGCTACGTGGCAGCGGTTTTTATTGAGATAGAGGCGATTGTTTCCTTATCAACAGGCAGAAGGTTTAACAGTGATCCGGATGCGAGGTTTAATGACAGTCTTTCTTACCGGTTCACTGGACAAGAGACGCAAAATGTGGCCAGTTTCAAGATACGTTTATCTGAGGATAACATCAGCTGGTCAGAATGGCTGGATTATCAGCCGGGCGATTATTTTTGCAGGTACTTTCAGCTTAAGATGATTTTGACGCGGGAGAACTTGGGTGATTATGTGACCTGTTCAACTTTGCAATATCTCGGGGATCTTCCTGACGTAGATGATTTTGGGAGCGACGCGGTATCTGATGCAAATGAGGGCAAAGAGGTATTTTTTACCAAGACTTATCACGAGGAGCCGAATGTGCATATTGAAATAACTTCTGGGGGAGGCGTTTATACGCAGTTTGTTAATAAGTCTACGACGAGTTTCAAGGTCAAATTATTCAATGCTCAAGGTGTTGTCCAAACCGGCACTTTTGACTGGCATAGCCATGGAGTTTAAGAATGGGAAAGAAACTGATACCGAATAAAGTGATTATTGAGTTTGATAACGGTGTTTTTGTAAGCGGCGTCATTCTTTATAAAGTCAATGACAGCGGCGAAATAAGCCGGGTAAAAACAATCGGTATTAAGAACGCTGATTTTAGCAAGCCGCTGCTTAACGGGCTGCTTCAGAAGTTTATTAAGCATGCGCAGGATGCGGAAGGAATTCAAGAATGATTTGTTCAAGATGCAAGCAGGAGATCCCCAAAGACATGGCTTATGTGTTGATAAGAGGAAGCATTATTTTGCGTACTCCTAAGAAGCGGCCTTTAGTCTTTACCTGCATTGAGCAGGCGTTTAATTACGCGCAGGCTTTATTCATGCATGATGTCTGCTGGATCGAGACTTTGCGGGAACATGGCGCAGATCTCTACGACATGAATAAAGTAGCAGAACAATACAAGAATAGGGAGGTATCAGATGGCTTGGGACAAAACGAAGCCGGAAAATGACATGCTTTTAATTAACTTCCCGGCTGCCTGCAGGGCAAACTGGGAAGCCTTAGAGTTAGGCACAGACCCGAATCTTTTAATTACGAATGCCAAGGTAGCGCCCGGCGCAGGTATTGAAGACATAAAGCTTGCGCAGATAGTTACGCCGAATAAGGTGATCGGCGCAGCTTTAACCGGCCTGGCAAGCATTCCCACTGCAGCCGGGGTTCTGCCGGATGCCAATTCTCCTAATAAGCTGAAAGCCGATGTAAGCGACACAACGCCGGAGTATTTAGACGGGCTGATCGATACTCTGGTATTTCAGATTTCAGCAGGCGATAAGCTGCAGCTAAAAGATGGCGGAGTCGGCACTGAAAAGCTGGAAGGCGGGGCAGCGTTACCAGGGAATAATAAATGTTACGGAACGAACGCAGCTGGCGCTAAAGGGTTCTATGAGACCATTCCTGTTCACCTTGATTCGATTCAGGACGGTCAGGGCCTAAGGTATATTAGCGCTAATTCGAGATTTGAAAACGCGCCGCCTAGAGCGGTATACGCATAAAGGGAAAACATGGGAAATTACACAAGCGGGCCCCCAAAAAGTTCAGGCGGGAATCCAATACCTGCGGCATGGACGGACGACCCTCTGATTCAGGACGTTACGCCTATTAAAAAGACTCACATTGTAGAGCTGCGGGCTTGTTTAGAGGCTTTGGACGGTCATTACCATGTATTCAACGGCAATAATTCAAACGCAGAATTGCCGGATGTAGCTGTGGCATGGGCAGAATCAAACGCGCAGCTTATTGTTGACGAAACACCGCCGAAGGCATCGCATACTAATGAGGTTATAAATTTTATTAAGGCTTTTAACGGCCATTATCATTATGTTCCGGCATATAGCATTAATTCCAATGCGTATGCGCCAGGCTTTGCCTTTGAGGATGATCCGGTTGTAGCGCTTGTTACATGGATCAAGGCATCGGCTCACGAACAATTAAGAAGCCATTTGGAGAGCTTAGCAGGGCATACGCACATAGTTTGCTGTGAATGTGAGTGCACTTGTACCTGCACTTGCACGTGTACCTGCACCTGTACCTGCACCTGCCAAGAGCAGTGCTGCAGCGAATGCGATTGCGGAGATTAAA